GCAAAACCAGCAGGATTAGCATTCAAGCTAGTATTGATGTCAATACGGCTTAAATAAAACGTATAGCCCGCAGGGACGGTATAGATGCCCATCAAAGTGCGACCGTTGCCAGCTAAAATTTCCGCATACAAAGTTGTATCAGATGTATCTTTTAGCGTGATGTTACCAGTGGGTGCGCCGGTGGTTACTGACATACTGTTGATACGGAGGTACGATTTCACTGTAGTAACAGCGGTCGTTCCGTTCAACTTTATAGTTTCAGAAATTTGGTTATAGTTTGCATCCAGCCCATTGATAAGAACAAAAGTGTTTGTCTTGTCATCGCCAGTGTTAACAGAACTAGCAACGTGCATTTGGATCGCGGACGATGGAAAAGTGTAGGTGGTATTGCCTTCCCACACAGGCACAAACGATGTGCCTACTGCTGCTTGGTAACCATAAATGTTTAAAACACTATGTCCATAAACTTGGCCACGCGCAACTTGTAAATCAAAAGGCTCGTATTTTGCTTGACGAGTAATTGAATTAAACGTGTTGTTGGTTGCGGGAATTCCGTTTGAGCTTTGCGCCATGAATAATCTCCTTAATTAAAGACGGGGGCCGAAGCCCCCAGAAGATCAGTCAAAGTTACCGTAGGGGTAAGTTGTCAAGTTGCCGATGTTCGGATCGTTCTGTGCGTAGCGCATTGTAAAGTTGAACTTACCGCCAGTAGGAGCCGCAACACTTGTACCAGTAATGGACAATGTGAACACAACTTGAGAGAAAAAGCTAGGCTGTGTACCAACTTGAGGATTTTGAATATCCGAAGTTGTGGCAGTCATGTTCAACAAATTTGTGCCAGTGAAAGTGATGGTTTGACGACCAGCAGTACCCACTGTGGTTGTGCCAAGAGCAGCAGTAGCGTAAACAGGTGTTCCGCCACCAGCAGTGTAGTTGTTAGAAACAAACACGCTTACATTGCTCAATGTTGCGCCGCTCTCGCCAGTGATGGCAGAGATATAGTCAATATCAAAAGTGATGATTTGGCTATTGATGGGCACATACATTACCACGCCGCGATACACTTGTGTAGTAGTATCAGCAGGTAGAGTCTGTACGGTTGGGCCAGTAGCGACAAACGTAGAATTGGGTGTATAGACAACGCCCTGCAAATTGGGAATGGTATTGGAAGAAACAAACTGTCCTGAACCACCGCTGTAGCCAGCAGTACCAAGAGTTGTGTTTGACAAATCAATATAGCAGTCTTGCTCTAAAACTGTATATCCAATATCACGAAGGGGGCCGAAACGGTTATCACCGCTTATGATTGGGCCGTCAAATGTACTGCGTGCCATGATGAAATTTCCTTTGCAATAAGTAACATACCAATTGATTGCACATGACCCCTAGGCGGGCTGGCGGTATGCATAAAAATCCTAGATAAGTTAAATATACACTATATTTTAAAAGTGTCAATAAAAAAAGAGGGTTTTTACGCCCTCTTTTTTTGCTGTAAACGTTTACAGCGAAAACAGTTTATTTGACTTTTTTAAATTCTCTTCTTGTGTAATAACACGGAGATTCCAAGGCACATGTAGCCCGCAAACTGTAGTCGACTGCAATGGGATAATGTGATCAACTACATAGCGCTGACCAGCTATCTTAGACAACTCTTGCGCTTTTAAATATAGGTTTCTCATAGCCAGTTTTTGTCCTGGCGTAATCCACTTGGGCGTAGCTTTTCGGTGTCTGCGCTTACGAACGCTAGTGAGGGCTTTGTAGAGTTCAGGGTTTTCTTTTTTATGTTTGTTTCTATGTGTTCTTTTTTCTTCTGTTGGCCTAGCATTTGATCTGGCTTTTACCAATTCTTTATTGCGCTCGTAATAACGTCGTCCAGCTTCTTTGGCGGCTTCAGACTTTGGCTTCTCCTTGCGTTTATCATTATCAATTATCCAGTCCTCTTTCATACACTCTACACATGATCCCTTGGTCTTGCGTAAAGCAATGTGCCCACGAATACACGCCACTCCCGTAAAGTAATGCGTTGCCCCTATACGTTTTGCCTCAGCCCTGTTGTCTGGATACTCCATATCATACTCCTGTTATACGATACGAGTAATTATACAACAAAAGAAAAGGGACTGCAAGAGTCCCTTCCAATCTAGCTAAGTGCTTGATTTAATTAGTAAGAGCCATAGATTCCCAATGGATCCGACCAACCGAATGAGTAACGCTCTCTAGCTTTGTAGCGAACGTTCCCTGTATCGAAGTCACCGTCCATTGAATTCTGCAAGGGTGTCCTTACAAAATGCTTTAGACCATTTGGTACATCGGTAGTCAAGAACCATGCGTTAGTTGCGGTCAAGAAGTGATTAATGGTGTAACCCTCGGGGATCGAACCATTGTTCTCGATAGCATTAAGGTCATTGTTGTTTGTACCAACGCGCAATTTAGTATCGAGCAAACGGGTTGCAACGAACTGTAGTGCTGGAGGAACAATCAACTTCTTGGGCTTAGCGGCGATTAAAAGGCCACGCTCGTCTGTCCAGGCAGCGATCTGAATGACGGCATTCTCAAGAGAAGTCTCATTCAAATCAGCAGCTACGGAAGGAGTGTTAGCGTTGGTACCACCATTGACCAATGGGTGAGCAGAGTTCAACAAAGATACGCCATCACCGCCAACATAAGCGGCGTTGTAAGCGTTGTTCAAAACTGCTGCGGCTTTAACCTGTTTGGTATAAGCCATGGCACGGGCCAAGCCTTTGGTGTAACGTGCAGACAAAGAGTCATACAAGTTATCTTCAATCGCTTCTTCAGTGATTGAAAAACCCAAAGCAATGGTTTCGTGGTTATAACGAGTTGTCCATGCTTCCTGTGCATTATCATAGGAAATGGCTGTGCCCTCGCCTTTGACTGGTGCAGCAGAGAAACCAGACAATTTGGTCTCTTCTTCGAATGAACGCTCAGAGGTCTCTGTTTCATAGATCTCTTTGTGCTCTTCGCCATAACGTGCATACTCTAGACCGAACAATGCGTTCAATCCTGGGAGCAGCTCTTTCAATAGTTGTGCGCGTGAAATAGCCATGATTTAGCTCCTTAATTAAACGCCAGCAGTATTGGTCATACCTTGGAATGTTGCATTCCAGGTTACCAACACTTCAGGGAAACCGACAAAAGAAAGTTGTGTACCTGTGGGCACTGCAATGCTGGAACCTAGAGTCACGGTTGTACCGTTCACATTGGTTACAGAAATGTAGTTACCTTGAGCAACACCACTTACGCCTTGAGCAATCAATTGCATTCCGGGTTGGATAGCAGTGTTTGCAGCTGTCAAAGTAATAGTAGTACCAGAGGTATTTGCATTACCACCAGTAGCTGTTACCACAACGGCTGTGTCTTGCACCATGCTAACAACACGGAAAGGTAGCAATGTAGCAACACGAGTGTTACCAGATGTACCTGAGCTAATAACACCGCCAGAAACGGCCATTGCTGAGTCACCAGTATTGGTGTTACCTGCAGTACCTGTTACGGCATACACGTTAGTACCAATAAAAGTAGCGTTAGCATAGCCAACTGTTGATGCTGTGTTGGACAAGGAAGTACCTTGTGCAACCATGACTGCTTTGAACACAGTACGGGGATCATCCACAACGTATGCTACTGCATAGTCGGAAACTGTACTTGCAGGCCAGTATTGACCACGAACAGTTTGCTTGGATGAGTTAACGTACTCAGCGCCAAGGAAAATGCCCAATGTACCAGCTACAGGAGTAGCGGGAGATGAGGCTGCAGACATAGTTGTTGTTACAACTGTACCGCCAGATAGTTGAACAATGTCGCCATTGAACAAATTAGTGCTATAACCAGTAGCAATGGGATACATACGGGTTGAACCTGAATAGGCCAAACCGCCGAACTCACTGACTGGCTTAAACCCGTATGCTGCGGGAATGATTGGATAAGCCATTTAGGACTCCTTGATTAATTACGACCAATTGTTACCTCGCTACGTCTGTCTTTAAACAAAGGCATACGAGGATCACTGTTTTTCATAAACGTATTATCAACAGATTCCATTTGAGCTTGGTTTTGCTTGTTGTAGTAAGCATTACGTTGATCAATGAACTCTGCAGGAATACGACACAATAACAATCCACCAACTTCAATATTGCCTTTGAATCGGCCTTCTTGAGTGGCGTGCATCATCATTTCGGGGTATTCTTCTGCTTTGCAGGGCTCATAACCCTCACGAAACTTAGAAGAAATATTAGCAGGATCGGATGTACCAATCATACTAATACGAACCCATCGATGAGCCCAACCGGGTCTTTCATTCGGTTCAGGTAGAACTTCTGGCGGCCTCCAGGATTCTGGACGCTGCATCATTTCTCTTGAATCCGCTTCTCTAGGCTTACGATTGTCACTCATGATTATTCAACCCTTCTGTTTTGTTTAGCAACCTCTTTGGCATAGACGTCTAACGGAAGACCTAGCCTTTTGGCGATATTGACCTGACTTTGAGTAAGCACGATTTTTTTGGCCGCTGTGCTTCTGGTAGCCGGAGCCACGTTTGATTTCTTCTGTGAAGGAGTCGCATCCACAGTTACACCAAACGCATCAGGAAAACGATTTTTCATTTCAGCATCAATCCTTTGGAAATACTCATCGCTAGTCGGTTCAAGACGCTCGTCTTGCGTGAGCTCTTCGTGCAGGGCCAATGCATAACTTGTCATGCGCCGGTTTTGCCCGAACCAGGGATTCCGTGAACGCCAGTCTTCAGTTTTGTAATGAAGCCGGGGAGCCGGTTGCTGTTGTACCGTTTGTACTTGATTTTCTTGAGCTTGTAAAGGGGTAGGCTTAAAGTTTGCTATTTTGTCTGCTTTTAGAACAGTTGTAGTTAGCTCTTTTTGCGCTTCCGCTATAGCCGATGAATCTCCTGACTCATAGGCTATTCTCATTTTGGCTTCGGCCATGGAGATTTCATTCTCCACTACTTTTTTGGCTTGTTCCAATAAAGCAGTATGCCCTTGATTCAATGAGCCTTTAAGTTGTTGGTTTTCTTGAAGCACTTGCCTAGCTAACTGTAAAGCTTCTTCTCTTTCTCGATGTGCCGCTTCTTTAGCTCTGCGTTCTTCGTGATAGCCTTTTGTAAAATGCTGAATCCTTTTCTTGACGCTTTCGTTGTAAGTTTCCAACTCATCGTCTGTAAACTCTTTTGGAGCTTCAGCCATGGGTTTTCGATTGCGGTCTTCTGTAGGTGTGTCGTCAACGATTTCTACTTCGGGATCTGCTTCCACTGTGTAAGCTTCTTCGTTGCCTTGTTCGTCTGGGAATTTGTATTGTGTTTCAGCCATGATATCTCCTTAAGCTGCACGACTAATGCCGCGAGGATCTTGCACAACCGCTTCAACTAGATCATCAGTAATGAGTCTGAACTCTTTACCATGGATCTTTAGTCTTGTTCCTGAATTAGGACGGACAATCACAAAGTCTCCTACTTTGCATGATGGGCCAGACGGGAATCTACTTGCGTCTTTAAACGCATCTGGGCCAAGTTTTACTACAAACAGTACAGGAGAAAGTACTTCTTCATAGTGAATAGATTGGCTAGATTTCACAATACCGCTTTCATACTCTTCATCTATCTCCGGTAATACCGTCAATATCTGAAAACGCACAGGATCTGGTAATTGCTTAGCCTTATCCTCAGCGGTTTGCGGTAATGTTGTGGCCTGAACTCCATCTTGGCTGATCAAAATTTCAGGTGTAAACGTTGTCACCTCATTGGTTTCACTCATCGTCATCTTCCTTATATCTACGCACGAGGTCTTCTATCTCTTGTTGTGCGATGGCTAGACCCCGGATCACCCCGCACAATTCTTTATAAATGGCATAGTCGGTAGCTGTACCGCTTGCCAAAGCATCTGCGTATTCTTCCCTACGCAGTTTAATTTTCTTGTCTAAATGTTCTAAGATTTGACGTTCCATTATTTGCCTTTCGGTTTATTCATTAACCGCATCATTTCTAAATGGGCTTTGAGCCTTGCGTCTTGAACGGATTGAGCCATGTTTTGCTGGTGAACTTGAGCGTTTTGCATAAGTTCTTGTTGGTGAACCTCGGCGTTTTGTTGTATCTCTTGCTGCTTAGCTTGTAATTGCTGTTGAACTATTTGCTGCTTTGCCATCAAGTCTGCTTGTGGGTTTTTGGCCTGAGCCGCCTGCGCTTTGAGTTGTAGTTCCGCTTGTTTAATTTGCAAATCACCCTGCACTTTTTGTGCTTTGGTTTGCGCTTCTTGTTGTTGAATTTGCAGCTGGGCCTGTTGCATTTGCACCAAAGGATCTTGGGCTTGCTGTTGGGCTTGCTGTTGCGCGGCTTGACTTTGACTTTGTTGTAAAACAGCCTGAGCAGC